GATACATAAGAAAAAATGGTGAATTACCAAAAGGTGTAATGGCATTTGGTAATGGTGGAGATAGAACAGAAACTACAACACCAGAAAATGATACCTGTGATTCATATGGAATTTCTTCAGTATGGGGATTGGGTGAAAAGATACAATCATCATCTTGGTTATTAGAAAAATATTTAAATATAGCAGAATAAAATGAACATAGAACAATTAGTAAACGATTACCCCAATGATATGGAGCTTGGAAAAAAAGTAAGAGAACTATATTATGAAGGAAGAAAATACATGGATGAGTTAGGTGAAAAAATGAAAGATGCAAAAATCTTCGAATCACCAGATGGAGGTAAGACCGTTTATGTAAGAGGTTGGGGTGAAGATACCTCAACAAGAAAAAAAGTTACAAACCAACTAAATATATTTAATGAGATTAATTAAGAACCCAAATAAATTGAGAAAGCCATTGGAAACTAAGCCAATGACTCAGGAACAAATAGATTATGTATCAACAACTCTTCTAACTGAATTAAAAAGACATGGTGGTATAGGACTATCAGCAAACCAAATAGGTTTAGATGTTCGTGCCTGTGTAATTAATGTTAAAGAACCTTTGGTTTTAATTAATCCAAAAGTTACTGAAGTATCAAAAGAAACTGTTGCTTATGTAGAACAATGTTTATCATTAGAAAAATCTATGAGAAAGCCAGTTAAAACAGTAAGACATAAATCATTTACAGTAGAATGTGATAATTTAGGAACAGTTATATTTTCACCAGATAAGAAAGAATCAGAGTGGAAAGATTCTAATGAATTCTTTTCTGATGAAGGGTTATTGGAGTGTGTTTGTGCTCAACACGAGATAGACCACCTTAATGGGGTTCTTATAACCGATTCAATACGAAGATACACAGAAACAATAGTACGAGAAAAAAAGTATGGTAGAAACGAAAGGGTAATGGTTAAATTATCCAATGGAGAAACGGAATTTATGAAATACAAAAAAGCTCAACCTTTATTAACTCAGGGTGCTGAAATATTATAAAAATTAAAGAAAAGATGGGAAAACTTATATTTAGATATACAGAAGAAGATTATGTAGAAAATAATAGAGAGGCTTCTGAGATAGAACTCACAGTACCCGATGATATGGATATACATGAGTTTAAAGTTATGTGTGTTAGATTAGCATCCTCAATGGGATATCATGATAAATCGATTGAAAAATCATTTGGTGATTTAATGTATGGGGAAGATAATGAAAAAACAATAAAGGAATTATTAGATGAACTCAACATCAAAGGCGTTAATTAAAAATCTTAACGATAGAGTACTAGCACAAAGTGTAATAGTAGAAACTCTTATTGATATAATAATAGATAACAATTTAATTACTGAAAAGGAATTAACAAAGTTAATATTAGAAAACCAAGAGAGTCAGACAAAATATCTTGAAGAATTAAAAGATATGCAACCTAAATCCATATCTGTAATCACACCCACCCAAGATAATACTGAAATAAGCGAGATGTTATTAGAAGGTCTTTATTTCGGTCCAGTAGGAGAAGCATAAAAAATATTAAAATTTATTTGGATATATGGATTTTTTTTCGTATATTTACATAGTAAATAAGGAGAAACTATGAGAAATAAAAAGATATCAATAGTATTAACTCTAGCATCAATAACCCTAATGAGTTTTACTCAACTATATTTCAAAATGGTAGAACAAGTACCTATTGAAATAGAAACAAAAGAAATTGAATTACCTAAAGTTAAAATAGAGGTAGCTCCAATTATAATAGACCAAACAAATATGTTTTTAACCGCCATAGGACACAGAGAATCAACAAATAGATATGATGTTGTGAATAAGTGGGGTTATATGGGTAAGTACCAATTTGGTAGAAAAACATTGAGAAATCTTGGATATGAAATTTCTAAAAAAGAGTTTTTGAATTCACCACACATTCAAGAACGAGCAATGTTAGATTTACTTGAACACAATAGAAGAATTTTACGTTTATATATCAACACTTACTCAGGCACTATTATAGATGGTGTAGAAATAACAGAAAGTGGTATATTAGCAGCTGCACATCTTGGTGGACCTGGTAATGTAAAAAGATACTTCAAAAAAGGAAAACAATTCAAAGATGGTAATGGTACAAAATTAACTTCGTATCTTACACAATTTAGTGGTTACAAATTAAATATAGAATAACATGATAGAATTATTAACTACCTACAATATTATTGTGGGTATTTCAGTAGTAATAAATATTGTACTACTAATAGGAGTTCGAAACCTATTAAAACAAAACGAACAACTTGAAGATAAGTTGATAAATACCATTAATCAAACAAGGAATTCAGTTGAAGGTGCACTTATTAAAATGAGAGAGCTTGATAACAAAGAAGCTTTTGAAAAAGATGATGAGGTAGGAGTAACTTTTGATGCCCTTCGAAAAGTAGTAGAAGGTTTAAACGAAGAAATATAAAATATGCCCAAAAAAAGAAGAAAAAAATCGAAAATATATTTTGGAACACCTGCTCAAGAAGCAATTGTAGAATATAACAAATCAAATGATCCTGAAGAAAGGTCTAAAATATATGAAACTAGAATTAAGTTCCCTTTTGAAAAATTAGCAGAAAATGTAATTAATACATTTAAGTTTACTTATTTTGATGTACCAAAAAAAGATATACAAACAGAAGTAGTTTCTACAATGGTAGAAAAAATGCATATGTTTAAGGAAGGTAAGGGTAGAGCATTCTCTTACTTTACTATTATAGCAAAGAACCATTTAATTTTAAAGAACAATGGTAACTACAAAAGATGGAAACAAAACTCTTTGTTATCTACAATGCCACCAACTTGGAATCCAGAAAATGATTTCTATGAAAATGAAGAAAATGGTGAGTTTAAAGAATTTAAGCATATTATGTTAACTTATTGGGATAATAATTTAAATTCAATTTTTACTAAAAAAAGAGATTTGCAGATAGCAGATGCAGTACTTGAATTATTTCGTAGAAGTGAGCATATAGAAAACTTTAATAAAAAGCATTTGTATCTACTTATAAGAGAAATGACTGATTGTAAAACTCACTACATTACTAAAGTTGTAAATGTGATGAAAAAGCATCAGAAAAAAATGTTAAATGAATATTTAGAATATGGTGAGTTTAGAGAACCAAATAAAAAAGTATTTTGGCAACAACCCACTCAAGAGGATGTAGGAGAAAATCCTTTTATAGATAACGATTATTTGTAATAATAAATGGAAGGTTATATTTTAGGAATATCATGTGGATATCACGATAGTGCAGCTGTACTTATTAAAGATGGTGAGGTTTTAGGGGCGTGTGAAGAAGAAAGATTCACAGGTATAAAACATGATTCATCATTTCCTGTTAATACTATAAACTGGTTATATAAAGAATTTAAAATATCGGGTTTAGATATTAAAAAAGTTGCTTTTTATGATAATCCCAAATCTAAATTAGATAGAATTAAAAAATCCTTAAAAAGAGGACCTATAACAGAATTATTTAATAGAAATCGAATTTTAAAAAGAAATAAATTAAAGTTTGAAAAGTTTGAAAAGCAAATAGGCGGTATTACCAATCCTAATATAGAAATATATTATTGTGACCATCACTTATCTCATGCTGCATATTCTTTTTATACTTCACCGTATGATAAAGCATCAATACTTTCAGTAGATGGTGTTGGTGAATGGGAAACAACCACATTATATTATGGAGAAAAAAATATAATTAGTAAAATACAATCTATTAATTTTCCACATTCATTGGGAATGTTATATTCAACCTTTACTGCTTTCTTAGGATTCAAACCAAACGAAGGAGAATATAAAGTAATGGGTTTAGCTCCTTATGGCAATCCAAAGAGGTTTCTTAATAAATTTAGAAAACTATACAACTTAACAGATGATGGTGGTTTTGAATTAAACATGGAATATTTTACATTTGATTGGTCAGATACTCATATGTTTAACGAGAAGTTAGGGCAACTTTTGGGAATACCAAATAGATTACCTGAAGATAATCTGAATCAACCTCACAAAGATTTAGCAGCAACTTTACAATACGAATATGAATTTCTATTCTTTAGATTAGTAGATAGATTATTTGCAGTTCGTTCATCTAACAACTTATGTTTAAGTGGAGGATGTGCTTACAATGGAACTGCTAATGGAAAGATATTGGAAAAAACAAACTTTAAGAATGTTTGGATTCCACCAGCGCCATCTGATGCTGGTTCTGCTATTGGAGCAGCACTTCATGTATATTATAATAATGGTGGTAAAAATAAAGTCAATAACACCTCTCCATATTTAGGTCCTCATTATACAAATGAAGATGTAGAAAAAGCATTAGAAGAACTGGATAAAGATATTTGGTATGTTAAATTACCTCATTCAAAACTCATTCCATTAATGGCTCAACATATATCAAATGGAAATGTTGTAGGTTGGTTTGAAGGAAAGATGGAGTTTGGTTCAAGAGCATTAGGTAATCGTTCTATTTTAGCAAACCCATGTGACCCTCAGATGAAATCAAGATTAAATAGAGTTATAAAAAAACGAGAAGGATTTAGACCGTTTGCTCCAATTGTAAAAACAGAAGAACAAACAAAATACTTTGACTACAAAAAGGAAGTTCCTTACATGAATCAAGTGGTAAAGGTAAAGAAAGAGTATAGAGATAAACTTCCTGCCATTACTCATATTGATGATTCTGCTAGAATACAATCACTTACACGCAAACAGCATAATAGAATGTATGATTTATTAACTGAATTAAATAAATGTAATGGATATCCAATTGTTATCAATACTTCATTTAATCTAAAAGACCAAACTATGGTATTAAACCCTAAATCAGCAATAGAAACTTTTCTAAACTGTGAAATGGATATATTGGTTATTCACAACTACATTATCAAGAAAAAGATATTATGATTTGTGTTTTTGAAAATACCATAGATGATACTTCTATAATAAAGTTATTAGAATATTGGTATAATAATGAAGATAAATCTATTAATACGTTAAAAAAGTTTAATATTAATTTAACTGTAATTGAAATACAAGATATACTTTATACGTTTGATATCAAAAAAACATTTCCAACTGAACTGTACGCTAAATGTTATCTTCAGTATGTAGACGAAAGTTACGGAAAAACATATAATGATAATAAGTATCACACCCATAACCCCCTATGGTCATATGTTCAATATTTAAATGATAATTATGATGGTGGTGAACTACATTTTGAAAGTGGGCTTAAATATAAGCCAAAAAAAGGAGATATGGTTTGTTTTACAGGAGACGAGCCACACAAGCTTACTCAGCCATATAATTTTAAAAAAGAATATATTCAAACAGAAACCCATAATATTTTATTAAACAGAAGATGGGCAGTTGCTGGTATGATGTTAAATAAAAACGATTATTTTGGTAACATTCTCTCATGTTAAATTTTAAAAACATTTATTACGATGGTCGATTAGATGGTGGAGGTAGTATTTGGATTGATTATATAAAACATTATGATTTTCCAAAATTTAATTCTATTATGGAAATGTGTAGTGGACCAGGATTTATGGGATTTTTTCTTGGTATGAAGTATGGAGTACAAGATATACATTTAGTTGATATACATCCACCATGTTTAGAATCAATTCAAGAAACAAATAAACATAATAACTTAGATGCTAAGTTTTATTTAAGTGATACATTTGATAATTATGATGGACCTAAAGTTGACTTTATTTGTGCTAATCCACCACATTTAAAATCAATGCCTGAAAATTACTTTAAGGATTATGACTCAAGAATATTAGTAGATAAAGATTGGTATTTTCATAAAAAATTTTTCAAAGATATTTACAAATATTTAAAAGTAGGTGGACATTTGTTATTATTAGAAAACGTAAAAGGTTTTAATTATGATTTAATTTATTCAATGTGTAATCGTTTAGAACTAATTAAAGAATGGGAAATAAATAATGGTGGAGTTTACTCAGCACTATTTAAATATCACGATAAAGAATTCATAAATAAACAAAAGAAAAAGATACTTTAAGTAACATTCTCTTAACATTTTCTTAACATTGATATAGTTATATTAAAGAGGAAGATGATTATGAAAACACAAAAACTATTTTATGTAAAGGTGGTACAGTTAGTGTTAATTTTTTTCTTAGCACTATTTACTACCAAGATGTACTCTCAAACTGAGGGAGAAATCAAACGATACAAAGACGATATTCAGACAGGTCATTTCATTATGAAAGATGGTGAGTGGCTAAGACATGGTTTATGGAAAAGTAAATTTGAAAAAGCTGAATACGAAAACAATCAATTGGTTTGGATTCAACCAAATGGTGATAGAAAATATTACTATGAGGAGATTAGAGCACGAGCAATCGTTACTCAATTAGAATCAAATCAAAAGGAAAACTTAGTAATAAACTAAACAAAAACCCACCACTCGGTGGGTTTTTTTATATATATTTCTTTATTATACACTCCCAATTAACAATTCCATATATATTGGATATTTTTATTATCATATTCTTATAGTTATTCCTCGGACAGTCCTACGTTTTGTAATATGGAAAAGTTATTTTCTTAATTAAAGCAAAGGAGAACTATATGGAATTTCTAAATAAGATTGGCGATTGGGCCAAATCATTAACAGAAATCGGTATAAGTATCATCGCTCTTGGAGTAGTACTTGAAGTATTATTCAAAGGAATGCAGATACCTTTTTGGCCAGAAAACTCAGTAGTGGAAAACATTATGGGTATTTTGGGTGGATTGAGTAGTGAAGGTTTACTTGGATTAGTAGGTGCCTTTATTCTATACCATATCCTTAAAAAGAAATAAGGATTAATTGAAATCAATTGATTAAAGACCTCACCCTAAAAAGTGAGGTTTTTTCATTTACTATATTTATATACAACTAATATGGTAAAATAATGAGTACAGATTTTGAATTATTTCCTGGTAAGAACCTTAGTGGATTGTTTAAAGATATCTATGAGAATCAGATAAACAAGAAACAAAGAATCTCAGAACTAATTGCTGAAATGAAAAAGGTGATTAGACACGCAGGAGATATGGCAGTAATTGGTCCCATCATAAAAGATTTAGTAGATACATCAGTTAAGAACGATGATTCGCTAATCAAGATGGCAGCAATTGCACAAAGAATTATAGGAGCAGCTCAAAAAGCTGAAGGTGATACTGGCTTTCTTTCTGATGATGAAAAAGAACAGTTACTTTCTCAATTAGAAGAAACTGCAAAAGAGGTTGTTGATGAGCAAGACTTAAAGGTTGATGAACTTACAAATGAAATTGAAGAACTCAAGCAAAAGGTAGGTAAGTAATGGCTGGTAGAAAATCAATATCACAGCAATATCAATCAGCATCTAATAATTTTAATATTGGGGGAAAATCAATAAATGTTGGTATTGTAGAACACGTCATCTTGAATGAAGATGATGAAAATATACCTACAATCGGTAGTAGTGAAGAAAGTTCTAAATTATCTGATGCCTATATAGGACATTCTAAAATAAGGAAACTTAATGATTTAACTCCAAATAAAAAGAATTTAAATTTTTATGCACCCATGTTACCCGATGAGGGAATACCCTTAGTAGGTGAAACGGTTCAACTTATATTTGTTGGTGGTATTGACTATTATAAAAGAATACCAAGTACTAATATTAATATTGGTAATGCAAAAATAAATGTAGAAGAAAGATTATCTGAAAGTAGTGAAGAATCACAGCCAAATAGTGATTCTTATTCTGAAGTATCTCAAACATCAACAGCACAATCAGATACCGCGGAAAGAGATTCTGAACTTGGTGAGTATTTTAAACCAGAAGTAGTACATAAACTACGTTTATATGAAGGTGATAAAATAATACAATCAAGGTTTGGACAATCAATTAGGTTTTCTGCTTATAATAACGAAGAACAATCATTTTCACCAACGCTTGTCATCCGTAACAGAGAGAATGATGAAGGAAAAAACAATTTAAAATTAAACGAACTAACAGAAGAAGATGTAAATAAAGATGGTTCAATTATAGCACTTACCTCTCAAGATTATAAAATGCCATTTCAACCAGGTCTTATAGATGATGGTGGTTCTTCCAACTTTGAAACTACTCCTATAAACTTTGAAATACCTGAAGAATATGTAGGACAAGACCAAATACTAATCAACTCAGAAAGAATTATCCTTTCATCCAAAGCAGCTGAAATGATATTTTTCTCAAAAGGAAATTATGGATTCATATCTGATGGTAAATTCACAATTGATAATGGTAATGCTGGAGCTGATTTAGATTTCGGTGATACTGTAAATATAACTACTAACAGAAATGATGCTGACTTTACTATCAAAACTGGTAATGGAGAAATACGATTAAATACTGATGATAGTGGTAATGGTGGTACTGGTCAAAAGGAACCTCTTGCAAGAGCACAAACATTAGTTGATATTTTAGATGCTATGATTACTGCTATTAAAAATCAAATTTATGCAACTCCAGCAGGACCTACTGCTAAGGGCCCTCTAAATATTCCTGAATTTGAAGCAATTGCTGCTAGATTAGACCAAATAAAATCAATAAAAAACTTTACGGAGTAAAATTATGTCTTGGAAATTGTTCAAAGTAAATATGTTACTATACATGAACAATCCTCTTGGAGTTGTTGCATATCCTCAGTACGCTGCTAAATTGGCGATGGAATATGATATGTGCATAAGACGGGGTGGACAGTTAATACATAAAAATCCAGTTGCTGCAGGAAATCTACCTTTGTTCATTACTATGATGACTGTAGCACATACAATGGCACTTACTAAGGGAGTTCCTGCTCAACATGCTTTTTTAAAAGATGTTGGTAATGCAGTAAAGGGATATTGGACTGGAGCTACACTACTTCCCTTCCCTACCCCATTAATACCAGCACCAGGTTCAGTACAAAACATATTAGCAAATTCAGCTATGGTAACTTCACCTGGCACATGGCCAAATGTACCATTTGAAATCCCAACCGATTCTTGTTTATCATTTTTAGATATGATGGTTCTGTTTATGCAAGTACATTTATTTAGTTTAAAAGGAATGTATATGACAACATCTTTGTATCCTTCCGCACCAGCTCCAATTCCAGGTCCTGGTGTTTTACAATGGGTAGGTTATTCAATACCAAACATTCCGTTTCCAGCTTTAAAGTTGGGTGGAGACGCAAACTTTGGAGCAGATGGAAACTTTGGTTCCTTAGATGGCTCAACCTTTGGTGGTAATAATGTACCATTTAATCCAGGTCAACAAGGGGGTGGTTCTGAACAAATAGATAATGAACTTAGAGCAAGATTATCAAGTGGGGGTACTTTAGAATCAAATTTAGATGATATACTTAGAGCAGAAACTCAAAAAGATGTATTAGGAAGAGAACGATTTTTTAATGAAGCTGATTTAATGGTAGGTAAATTATTAGATGATGCAAAAAAGGATAGAAGCTCTTTACAATTACAAAAATCAATAGTACAAATCAGACAAGAACTTGCTGAGGAAAGAAGAAAGTGTTGTGGTGATTGTGATTAGAACCATAAAACTAACAAAGATATATTTATATTAAGATAAAAGAAAATTTTAGAAATAATGAAACAAAAACAATTAATCAAAGTAGTAAAAGCATTAGTGGAAGTTGAAGTTGCTAAGAAACATGAAAACTTTCTTAAAAATCAATTCCCAGCAATACTTGCTGAGGCAGTTAATGGTACATCAAAAACTTCTAATAAATCTACAAACAATGTGGTTAGTGAAGAAGTAGACCCATTTAAAATGGCTGAACAAGTATTAGAAAATGAAAGAACAGAACAACCTAAAAGGGTTTTATCTAAAAATGAAGCATTAAATGAAGCACTAAGAAATACTAAACCATTTACTAAAGAACAAAAATCAGGTGGAGTTTCTCCAAAATCTGTGTTAGATTCATTTCAGAAACCACAAGTGAATGAAAGTATGGATAAAACAGTTGAGTTTACTCAACAAGGAGCAGGAGCAGGTTTAGATGGAATGAAAGCTTCAATGGCAGCGCAAATGGGATATGGAGATATGCCAGGTGTTGGTGGAAAAAAACAAGGTGGATTGGGTGTAACAACTGGTCTGCCTGGATTAGATAGAATTCTAAACAGAGATAATTCTGCATTAGTTAAAAAATTTAAAAAATGATAAACAAAAATAAATTAGATGGCGGTTGCGGATGTGGCTGTGGATGTGGGGGTAAATAATGTCATACGTTTTACCAAAAAGAATAGTAAAAGATACAGATAGTGAATTTGATAACTATGCATATGGTTTTGAATATCCTACTAATAGTGGCACTTTGTTTAATCCAACATATTCGGCATTTGAGGCAGCTAAAACGAATTTAAGAAATCTTCTTTTAACTGCAAAAGGAGAAAGAATAATGCAACCCGAGTTTGGAACCGGATTACATTCATTCTTATTTGAACAAATGGATGATAGGGAGTTTGAAACCAACATACAGAAAGTAATAACTGAAAGTGTTAACTTTTGGTTACCGTATATAAAAATAGATGAAATTAATATTGAATTGACCGATGAAATGAAAGATAGAAATCAAGTTGGTATGGATATTAAGTTTTCTATGGGAGATAGTATAGAAACTGATAACGTAACGTTTGTAGTTCAGGGATAATAAATTATGGCTTTAAATACAACAAATAAAAAAAATAAGGGTAGAGATATAAAATATCTAAATAAAGATTTCGGTCAATTTAGAGAAAATCTTATTGAGTATGCCAAAACATATTTCCCTACTTCATATTCAGATTTTAATGAAGCTTCTCCGGGTATGATGTTCATTGAAATGGCATCTTATTTAGGAGATGTTCTTGGTTACTATATAGATGATACTCTAAAAGAATCAATGCTTCACTCGGCAGAAGATAGAGCTAATGTTATTAACTTATCTAGCTTTCTTGGATACAAACCAAAAACTACATCTGCGGCACTTACTAGTATATCAGTTTATCAACTTGTTCCAAGTAAAAGAAAAGCAAGTGGTGATTTATATGATGGTGATAACCGATTCGAATTAGATGCAGGATATCTTCTTAGAATTAAAGAAGGTATGGAATTAACATCAAGTACTGGTGTTTCCTTTAGAACAACAGAACTTGTAGATTTTAATGATATAACTGATAGAGAGATAAGTGTCTATCAAAGAAACGAATTACAAGAACCCACTTTTTATTTAATAAGAAAATATGTTCCAGCAATTTCTGCAGAACTTAAAACTATAAATAAATCATTTAATAGTCCTAAACAGTTTGATACAATAAATTTTTCAGATAAAAATATTATTGAAATATATGATGTAAGAGATTCTAATGGAAACAAATGGTATGAGGTTCCTTATTTAGCACAAGAACTTATTTATACTGATTATGTGAACACCACTCAATTTGATAACGATTTGGCGCAGTTTAAAGAATCAGTACCTCAAATTTTGAAAGTAACAAAAACTTCTAGAAGATTTACTACTAAAATAAATGAAGATAATACAACAAGTATTATTTTCGGAGGAGGTAATTCAACATCTTCAGATGAAACATTACTACCAAATTTTAAAAATGTAGGATTGGGATTAAATAATTCAATCGATAAATTAGGTGCATCATTTGACCCTGCTAACTTCTTAAAAACTAAATCATATGGACAAGCACCAAGTAATACTACACTTACTGTAAGATATTTAGTTGGTGGTGGTGTTAATTCAAATGTTGCAAAAGGAGAGATTAAGCGTATCACAAACATTGAATTTGATGAGGATTTATCTTTATTTGATGATGATGAACTTCAAATGTATGGAACTGTAAAGAATTCAATTGCAGCTGAAAATGAAATTCCTGCCAGTGGTGGTAGGGGTGCTGAAACCTTAGAAGAAATTAGACAGAATGGATTAGCACATTTTGGTTCACAAAATAGAGCAGTAACACGAAAAGATTATCAAGTAAGAGCATTATCATTACCAGCAAAGTATGGTGGTATTGCAAAAGCGTATTGTGCACCGGATGGAGAGTTGGATAATAACTCACCATCTTCAATATTAAACACACCTGATACTTTAGATGAATTTGCAGGATTAGTACAACAACTAAGTGGTAATAAAAAAACAGAAACAGAAATAAAAACAGAATTACAAAGATTCTTAGTTGGAAAAACTACAAATAACGAAAAAAATAATCCATTTGCCATTAATTTATATGTGCTAGGATATGATTCTAATAAATATTTAACGAACTTAAACCAAGCAGTTAAAGAAAATCTAAAAACATACTTATCAGAATATAGAATGTTAACGGATGGTATAAATTTATTAAATGGATTTATAATTAATATAGGGCTTGATTTTGAAATAATGGTTTATAATTCATATAACAAAAGAGAAGTTCTACTACAATGCATTACAGAGATTGAAAATCATTTTAATATTGATAATTGGACATTTAATCAAGCTATCAATATTTCTGAAATTGAATTACTAATTGCTGGTGTAGAGGGAGTTCAATCTGTTCCAAAATGTGAAATTGTAAATAAATGTGGAGGTTCATACTCTAAAATAAAATACAATATTGAATCAGCAACAAAGGGAAAAATGGTTTATCCATCTTTAGACCCATCTGTATTTGAATTAAAATATCCGGGTAAGGATATAAAAGGGAGGGTAGTATAATGTATCAATTCGTAACAGCATCTAAAGATGCAACTATTTACTTACAACAACCATCTCAAAATACTGGTTTAGATGAAATTTTAGAAGTTTCTAAAACTTATTATGGAAGTTTAAAAGATATTGCACATTCTGTAATTAAATTTGAAACAACTCCACTTTCACAATCTATTGCAAGTGGTGAAGTAACAATGAGTGCAGTAGATATGATTCTTAAAGAATGTGAATCATCTGAAATTCCAATTGATTATACAATATATGCTTATGCAGTAACACAATCATGGGAAATGGGTATAGGTACTCGTTTCGATGATATTACAACTGATGGTGTATCTTGGAACTCTGTAAACACAGGACAAGACTGGTTATCACTTGAAGAACATTCATCTGATACAACTGGTTCATTTAATGGTAAGGGAGGAACTTGGTTCACTGGTTCATTTTCATCACAATCTTTTTCATACGAATCATCTGATATAGAAATGGATGTTAAAACAACTATGGATGAGTGGATTGGTGGAACTCTACCAAATGAGGGATTTATTTTAAAACACGATACATCATTAGAAAATGATACTAATGATTATGGGCAATTAAAATTCTTCTCAAAAGAAACAAATACAATATACCAACCTAAACTGAGAATTGGTTGGGATGATTCTTCATTCTCTACTGGCTCTTTAACAGAACTTACCGCTGATGATATTCATGTAACATTTAAAAGATTAAAGACTAGATACAAGCGTGGAAGTAAACCTACAATCAGAGTTTTCGGAAGAGAAAAATATCCTCTTAAAACATATACTAATGAATACTCATATACAGATTTATATTTTTTACCATCAACTACTTATTATCAGATAAAAGATATATTAACTGATGAGATTATAATTCCATTTGATGATGATTACACAAAAGTTTCGTGTGATTCAACTGGTAATTTCTTTAAATTAGATTTAACCAATTGGGAATATAATAGAGATTACTATATTCAGATTAAAACTAATAGAGATGGTGTTATAGAATATTTTGATGATAAGGATTTAACTTTTACAATAGAGAAATAAAATGGCATTAGAAAATAAACTTAGAGTTTCAGAATTAGCACAGAGTGGTTCACGAGCAATCATCTCTGAGGACCCTATTTCTAAAACTCATACATTTATTGATGGTTCTACTACCATAGTTTCTAAATCTGCTTCCGAACCATATGAACATATTGAGGGTGAACGAGATGGTGAGTTAACAAACTTCATTGAAAAACCTAAGTATGATGAAGAGCAACTAAAAAAAGCAGTTGATACTGTAATTGATGAGTTAATAGTTCCACCACCAAGGCCAACGCCGGATGTTGTTCCTAAAGCATTATACGATGATTTATTAGAAAAATATAATAAAGCAGTTGCTGATTTAGCAGAAGCTAACAATACAATTAGAGATTTACAAGCACAGATATCACAACTACAAGGGCAGATACAATCATTACGTTCTCAGTTAGATGCGGCACAAGTAGCAAGAGCTATAGCCGAAAATCAATTACAACAACAGGCAAGTTCATTTGGTGATTTAAGTGCTAAATTTTCCCAAGCAATTATTAAGGGAACACGAGAAACTGCGGCACGAGTTTCATTACAAGCACAGGTCGAGGGTTTAACTGCGCAGAAAGATACTCTAAGAGAACAGATACTTCAATTAAGACAGATTGTAGCATCATTACAAGGACAAGTTGCAGCTCAGTTAGATATATTAGATATTCAAACTCAAGCAGCAAAAGATGCTCAAGCAGCTGCAGAAAAAGCAGCTGAAGATGCAGCTAATGCAGCTGCAGCTGAGCTGGCGGCAGCGAATCAAACCAACTTAAGAGATTTATTATCTACTTTCTTACCAAATACATGGCAAGTTAGTGGTACAATTGGATACTTAGTAAATCATTCTAGAGGTAAGTTCGCTCATACAGAAAAAACAGATGGTGGTAGTAATTGGCAGTTTTACTTTGATGATAGGAGAAACCATTGGAGAGGGATTATATGTGGTAGGAAAATTACATTCTATAATATAGCAGAGGAATCAGTTAAGCTTACGAAGAAAACACAAACTTTAAATGGCGATGGAGATGGTTCTACTTTACCTACGAGTATTACCATACCAGCAGCTACTAAAGATACAACTGGCCAACTTCAACCAGGAAGTAAAGCACTTATATTAAGACGAAGGTCCGGCCGAGGAAAAGGAACTGATGATGCTAAAATCACATACTCTACTCCAAAGAATGAAAAATTAATATTATACACTCACTATTGGCAATGCTATGGGGACCAAAAAGTTTCTGATAACCATGGATATACGAGTTCGAACAGTATTCAAAGTAATGAAAATCAAGTAGTTCAAAATCTTTAATTAAAAAATAAAAATGGCAATAAAAGGATTTAAAGAAGTAGAAGAAAAGAAGGGATACCGACTTGATGACAAAGATAGACAAATCTTTGAAAAGGAAATCAAGCGTGGGTATTTCGGATTTGACGTTGGTGATATTATCGAGTTTGTAATCTATGATGCATCCGATAATCAATTACCACAGGAATCTGTTAATGGTCATAAAGTAAGATATATAAGCTATACTGATGAAAATATTAAAGCATATTTTGATAAAGTACCTGAAAATAAGTTTAATAAGAAAACAAATAATGCCAAAGAGTATTTTATAGATACCGAAAAGCTTATTAAAGAAGCTGGATATTCCAATGGAGTATTCAAAACACAAATCACTTTACTAAATAGAAGATTGGGTTCTGAACCAAGGTTGTTTGATAAAGTTTGGATTCATGAAATAGCTCCTTCAAGAACTGAGGTACGAGTATTACCTGTTGTAGAAGATGGTACCTCCATTGCTAATTCAGATTTACAAGCAAGATATGATACTTTTGTAAATTGTGGAACATTTACCGCAGATATATTAATATTCTTTGATGATTTTGTAAATCAACTTGATGTTACTGAAATTGTTAAAAAGATGTTGATGAAAAAAGGAACAATATCAGAAGGGCAAGATTATATTAAACTTATAGAAACAGAATTTAAATTAGTAAATTTTGAAGTTTACATGACACAAGTAAAAAAATTACTTCAAGAGATTATTGATAATTATCGTATGAATAAGTATTATAATCCATTTGAAGCAAATTACGGACAATCCACTGGTGATTCATTTGGTGTAGAGTTTGATATTGAAAACGTATTTGATGAGATATGTAATATGGCATCAGATGCAGCTGAGTTTACATTACCAAAACAATCCATAAGATTAAATACTTTAAAATCAAAAGCTCAACAAACTACGTTAGATGAAATTAAACAAATATTAAAAACAGTACGAAGTAATGATGAATATGCATCTACTAAACCACCAGTACAAGCCGCACAGATTCGAGGATGTATGGATAGTAGTGCTAAAAATTATAACCCTAATGCAACCATACCTTCAGAGTGTGTTTATGATATAAAGGTAAAAAAATATAGAGATGTAAAGGTGTGTGATGATTCAAATGCATCAAATTATGGTAGCGATGGAACTTGTATATATCCACCCAAGTGTCTAGATATAAATGCAGATAATTATGGAAATTATGGGGCATGTGTATATAGTGTACCAGATCCTGAACCTGACCCGCCGCCACCTCCCAATGACCCGCCGCCACCGTCTAATCCAACGTATAGTCTTACTGCAAATCTAGTTCAAGCAAATCCAAGTCCCTCTAACGGAAGGATTATACAAGAAATTAGTGTAAAAGCATCTCCATCTATTAGAAAGTTTGGTCCAAACGCACATCAAGCTAAGATTACTGGTTTACCAAGTTGGTGTAAGCTTACTACATCTTCTTCAAAAAATATATCTTATACTAGAGGAACCTGTAATTTAAGAATAACTGTTTCTAAAAATACAGAGTATCTTTCCCGTAGTGGTACTGTAACTATTGGTTCTACTTTACCTGGTAGACCAAGTACAACGGTAAACATAATTCAAGCTGCTAAAGATAGAGGAACGGTTGAAATTGTATCAGACCCGCCAGACCCAGCGCCAGCTAAACCACCATTTGAAACCAGAGGACCCCAAACAATTAATTTTTCATGGACAGGTGCAGTATCTGGTCAAGATATAATTCAAGTATTTTGTACGGGTACGTGGACAGTTTCAACAACAGGTATAAGAGGAATTAATTATTCTCCATATAGAGGTACAGGTAACGGAACGATCCTGGTAGAAAACTGTTGGAAAGCGGGCAGCGATGCTGGTTCGACAGGTGAAATTGTAGTACATGATTCTAATAAACAATCAAGAAGGCATAACTTATATCAAGAAGGAAAACCACTAATTGGTGGTCGAGACGTTAGAGTTGAAGATGATGGTTCTGGTGTCGGAGGTAAATTTGCAATATAAAGATAATAGGAGAGAAAAATAGAAAATGGCAGTACCAAATTACAGAGGTAAACAACGGGGTGAAATTTCATTTGATGGACAATATCAATGGACTGGATATGACTGGTCTCCAGTAAGTAACTTTGGTTCGGGTGGTATCATGGGTGATTCAAGCCGTGCGACTTCTCAATCATTACCTAGTAGTACAACAAATACTGGAGCCTTTCAAACTAGTGACCCAAATAGAGTTGACTATGGTCAAGATGCTAGAAATACTGTTGTTACCAATATAAATCAACGAAATCAAGTCATTGGAATAAATAATGATAGACTTGAAGATTATATTGATATAGATTTTAGTGATTTTGATCCCGTTGAAATATCGTTTGCAACAATCCCAATTCATTTTACATTTTCATTAACTTTTGGTTCTGACCCAAACATTGATTTTTCAGTAAATAATTCAGGGAAATCAAAAACTATTTGGTCATCATCTGAGTTTACACAAACAAAAACTTTTAAAGCGAAAGCAGGAGGTTATGGTCCAGCAAGTAATAACTTTCAAATATCAACACAAACAAATCCGGATAAAACAAATCCAAAAGGTGGTAATGTTTACGAGGTAGTAATACGCAATAATGGTGGAATTGTAAAAACAATAAGACAAGGAGCTCAAGGAGCGGCAGCATCATATAAAGGTGTATATAAGTTTAAAAAAGAAGAGATAATTGTAGAAATTCCAAAGGGAATTACTGTTGATATTGATTTTAATGCACCAGACAGTGTTACAGCAAATGCAGTATTAGGTACTAAGTC